TCTCGTTAGCTCGGTCTGATCTTCCGAATCTGACCTTCGCCCGCGCCATGCGGTCTGAACCAATTTCGACTGCCTCAACTTTGCCCACTAAATCAGTGGGATCGTGATCGACCAATAAAGCACCCGACTCTCTCAAGCGACCAAGCCTGATTGATTCTGGTGAATGGTCTAGTATTTCCGTTCCGAACATCCTTTCCACTGGCTGCTCCGAACTAAATGCGAGTTCGACTGTGCGATCTTCTTCCCGGATTTCGCCAACTGTGGCCTCCCGGTAGAAAGTCTCCGTCTTAATTGTTTCCATCATTAAAGTCCTCAATAGGATTCACTGCGTTAATATCAATTCCAACGGCCTCCGCCATATCGCTCTCAGCTTTCAATTGAGCAAATACTTCTTCAATGTCCTTGCCCTTTTCTGCGAGTATGTCTGCCCGTGATTTCGTTCCCATCTGCAACTCTTGCAAGTTCGCCTTCGCATCTTTCAATGGATCAACCCATTCCCATCCACGCGCCTGCCAGTTGGGTTGTGAAAACTTATCGAACCTTTGCTGCGGTATGTTGCCCAGTTGCCCATTCACAAATGCCAGCCGCAACCATTCCAGGTAAACATCCTGGTGGAAGTGTTCCATTAACCAGCTTTGAACAACCCGCCAATTTTGTCGCTCTTCAAGAACACCTGATCTGATACTTGAAAAGTTAACGCCCTCCAGGTCTGATGCTAGTGAGTTGTAAGAAACATTAAGCCCTGATGCGATACCGCGCAGAGTTGATTTAACGAATGGAGCGAAATTGCCTGACGGGTGAGTAGGGTCAAACGTGCTGAATTCCATGCCCGGAGGTAAGGTTTCAAAAGTTCCAGGGGCTGCTTCGGAAATCGTGTTACCCATTCCGTCAACATCGTCACCCAAGTAACCTTCGCCACTTCCGTCAGGTTTGAAAAATCCCATCTTGCAAGCTGATACCCTTGCAGCAACAACTTCCGCTTCTTCATATTCCCCCAACTGGTGCAGCCTAGTCATTGCACTTGCCAGCCAAGGAACACCCCTTGTTTGCCCAGGGCGATTCGTTATAAACAAATGGATAATGTCAACGGCTGGAACCATGTTGTAATGCTTGCCGCCGACAGTCGCTGTGTTTTCGCCTGGGTGTTTCTCAAGCAACCAATAATTTATCGGCCTGTCCCATCTATCAACTTCAACCCCCATCTTTACTCGGTTGCCATTCCTTAATTCTTTATTCAGTTCTTCGTCCAGGTGGTCCGCTTCAATCAACTGTAATGAAAACCCAAATTCATTGTCTGCGCCTCTGATTTTCCTGATTAGGATTTCCCCGTCACGCGCAACCGTTTCGATTGCACAACGTTGGATATCAACCCATGAAAGCTTTCCGTTAATGCTTGCGCTAGACTTGTTCCCCCACCGCTTCCAGGCTTTTTCGATAATGCCGTTATCAAGCGTGTCGGAGCGACCGTCTTGCTGTTTTGCTTTGCTCTGCATAACAATCCCGTGCGGACCTATCACATTTGTCTTAACCATTTCCGCGTATTTCTTTGCGTAATCGTTATTTCTAGACAAGTCCCTGGACCGCGCTCTCATGTTTCTCAGGTTGCCCCTGATCGCTTCGTCAGCCGTGCGCGATGTTGTTGTCCAGTCGCTCAATAATCGGCTGATTGCCCCAGCGTTGTAGGACCGCCGTTTTGTTTCTTTTTTACTTTTAAAGTAGTCGAGAATTTTCATCCAAACCTCGTCAGTATTTTCTTGCGAGTCCCAAGCCCGTTATTGATTCGCTCTTCGTCTAACTCTTGTTTGTATAATTGTTTCCATCTGTGGTACTCGACCCTGGTCTGATCCGCACCCAGTTTGCTAATAGACCGTCCTGCTATTGAATAGCTCAACTGTTCAAGCGTTGAGTTATCGATCTGGTTTGCAAATAAACTTTCGTAGGCATCCACCATTTTCTTGGCAACACTTCTGTTATCGTAACCAGACGATTGTTCCGCAAAGTCTTTTAAAATTTCGCATATTCCAGAATCTACGACATAAACATCAGTCCCATCCCGCGCTTCGACAACCCAATGATAAACACCCACCGCGTAAGCGGCTGTCGTTGCAGGCGGTATATTTACAAGATGGTTTTCAGTAGTTCCATCCTGTGCGCTTGTGACCTGAATCCGTGTTCCATCTTTCACAAACGTGTAATGCAAAGTCCATGTTGATGCAGGAAAGTCAGACAGGTCTGTGCGCTTCCACTTCACCGTTGCGCCTGAATAGAACTTTAACGGTTCTGATTCTGGTGGTGTTGTTGGGTCTGGTACTTTAAAAGCCATTATCTAAACCCCTTTACAAAATTTGCCCCATTGCCGAAATGCTTTCGCTGCTTTGTTTTTCGTTGTGGCTCAATTCCCTGCGCTTTACCCTCAAGCGTTTTGACGATGCCTTCAAAATTGGGATTGAGTATTTTCAAAGCTGCAAAGTTATATCCAAAAATATCTAACGCCTCATTGCGCTTTTTGTTTTTCTTCATCACCCACTCCCTTCGTGGGATGCCTTTGTTGAATCGGGTTACACAATGCTCGGCTGTGAGCATATCGAAATACTCATAACCGTAAGACAAAGGGAAATGACAAAAGCCTGCACCCTTTTCTTGTATAGCCAACCGACCAAACACCGTATCTTTCAACGTATCCGTTCCTAGAATGAAAAATATTGCTCCCGTCTTTTTGTCTTGCGACTTCTTCGCTACCATCGGCAAGCCTTTAGTTGACGCGCCTTTGATCGCATAAACACGCCCTGGTTGTCGGCCCCTGACATATTCATAAACGTGTTGGGTAAATGCTCCCGAATCAACAACTGTGCAAGCTGACTTCAATCTCACCCCATCCACCGTTTTAAACTCTCTCGATAAGTGCTGGTCCAAACTTTCCCATAAATCAAGGCTCGCAGGGTTGCCAGGAATAACGTCATAACTCAGTCCCCATGTTTCCTCGTCTATTCCCCAACCGCGATGCTCTAGTTCAAGCCGATCCGCCTGGACATCAATTGCTGTTGTAATAACCAGGACACCTTCGGGAAGATGATCTTCCGGGTAAGCCTCGCGCCTAGCCATTAACTGGTTTTCGTCTGCGGTATCGCCTTCTTCTTCCCAACTCTCCCCCAGGGATGTATTGATCCAAACCTTCAAGGTTTCTGGATACTTCTTAGCTTCCAGGAACTTCTCGACCATTTCCGACCACTTAACCCAGGGGCTATATAATTCGTTAAGGTGAAATCCTGCGATCCCTTTAAACTTTTGTTCAGCTTCCCAACGCCCCTTCAAAATCATGCGCCCTTTGTCTCTGTCCTGAATATCCTCATCGCAACTATCGCAAACCATCCTTGTGGTTTCTGGATCGCCATCGTCCCATCGGCAATTAGCCCAGCGCAAAACCTGGTAAGTATCGCAATGCGGACACGGGACTTTGTACCGCCTTTGGTCCGACTCTAAAAAAGCAGCTTCAATTCTCGAAGCCCCTTTAATAGTGGGAGTTCCGCAAGTCCCGATTTTACGATTCCAGAAAGTTGTGGTTCTCTTTCGTGCCAGGTTGACCGGATCGCCTTCAGCCCCAGCAGAGGGTGGGTAACGATCTGGCTCATCTAATAAAACAACCCGGATAGGCCGTGAAGCTAATGATGCCGGGGAGTTGGCCCCAATAACTGTCAACCGCCCACCGGGAAAAGACTTTGCTAAAATAGTGTTCTCGCTGTTCTTTGCTCTCGGTTCTTTAATCAAATGCTTTAAGGCTTTGCTGTCCCGAATCATCGGAGCGAATCTATCCTTCGACCATGTTTGCGCCATGGACAAACTTGGTTGAACCATCAAAATTGGTGCAGGGTCCTGGTGAATGAAAAACCCGATTGTGTTATTAACAAAAGATTCTGTCTTACCCACTTGCGATGAAGCCATAAGCACAACTTCTTTAACCATTGGGTCACTGAAAGCATCCATCCAACCTTTCTGAAAGTATGCGCGTGAGACATGAAACTTCCCAGACTCAGCAGAACTCTCTGAAGAAAGATTTCGATACTTAGAAGCCCATTGACTGACTGTTAAATCAGACGGTGGTTCCCATAGTTCAGTCGATCTCGACCACGCTATCTGTCGTGGTGTTGACTTCTCTGCTTGTGCTGGACAACTCATCAAGTGCCTCTAAAATTACCGATTTGATCGCTTGTTCCATTTCGCGTACATCTTCACAATTCTGCAATATCGGGGAAACCTTACTTGGCAACGCAAGCAGCTTTGTCTTGCAAGCCGTAATCATCTTTCCCCAATCTGAAACCACTTCATCAACTGGGATCAACTCACCAGACTTCTTCTTTAAATCAAGCTGCGCCAAGTTAGCTTTGTACTGCTCATGTCTTGCCCGCTCAACGTAGTAATCAGGAACATCTCCATCGTCTTTACTGTTTCGCTTCGCCTGATTCTTTCCGAACTCTTTGACCTCGGCCTCGTCAACTTTGCCACCTTCATATCGCTTGAGTCTTCCTTCACCGACATATTTAATCACCGAAGACCTATGGCAGAATAATCTTCTAGCTGCCTCTGTCTGCGTTATAAGGACTCTGTCATCGTCTGCTTTGCTCACTACCTTCACCCCCAACTCTCTAGCTGTTTTTCGCCGCTGCGTACC